TTTTAATCTATCAATATAATTGTAATTTCTTCTATCTTCTTTTTTGCCTAAACTGTAACCAATCAAAAATGATCCGGCCATAACTGTAAGTATTGCGATTATGTGCCAAGCTAAAAATGCCATTAATATGTTCCTCCGTCTATTGTTGTTATTGCTACTGAACCACTTGTAACTAAAAAGTTTGCAGTAGGGAAAAAGGCAACACCTGCGTTTGCTGAAGTTGCTAATTCTCCTGATATTGTTATTCTATTTTGTGATACTGTTGTGTTAATTCCTTCGCCTGCTAAAAATTCTAAAGTATCTTCTAAGAAAACTTGTCCTAATGTAGAAGATTCATCCGCTAATCTTATAAATGGATTTGCAAGTTTGCTTCTTGTAATAGAACCTGCTAACATAGCATTTGTAATACCTAAAGCTTTTACATTTAAAGCATCAGTAGTAATTTCTATTGAACTATTATCTACAGCTACGTCTAATTGATTGCCTGATTTTGTTAAAGCAGCACCTGCTGTAATTTGTCCTGCACCAGAAAATTGAGAAACAGGTAAATTTGTTGTGCCTATTGTTGGTGCACCGTTGTGTGTAAATACATAACCGTTATCACCATTTGCTGTACCTTGTTCTACGAATACAAATACTCCGCCAGATAAATCGCTTGAAGTATCGGCATCAATGGCTCTTGTGAAAACTGTAGATGATGTTCTTGTATAGATACCATTTTCAAAAGCATTTGTTTGGTCTTTAACTAAAATTCTATCACCATTAACAAGTGTGTATCCATCTAAAGTTGTAACAGCAGAACCAAAAGTTAATGTAGCGCCTACGCCTGCGGTGCCGTTTGAATACGTTGCTGATAAATTTGTAGTTGTAGCTGCTTCAACAGAATTTTTAACATCTAAACCTTGTGATACTGAATCTACGTATGCTTTGTTTGCTAAAGAGTTATCTGTAAATCCTGCTCTGTCTTTATATCCTGAAGGAACTGTAACTGTTCCTGTTGAGTGAGGAGATAATTCAATATTTTTATTTGAAGCCGTTGTTGAGATTGTTTGGCCATTAATTGTAATGTCATCTACTACTAAAGATGTAATACCTGCAATATCAGTTGTTGTTGAACCTAAAGTTAATGTTGAACTTCCTAATGTGATTGTAGAATTTGCTAATTTTACGTTTGTAACACCAGCATCTGTTAACTGTGTTGTGCCAATTGAACTATTAGCAATTGAAAAAGATACTTTATTATTTGAAACGGCAGTTACAACTTGTGAATTACCTTCAAAGTCTAAAGTTTCTCCTGTAACAAAATTGTCTGAGCCTGTATCGCCGACAATTGTAAAATCTGTAGTAACAGTTGCAAAAGATAAAACACCAGAACCGTCTGTCTTTAAAAACTGGCCAATTGTTCCATCATCTGGTGGTAAAGTTAATGTGTAACTTGCAGCTAAAGTATTCGGAGCTTTAATTATAATATTATCAGTACCGTTATTAGTACCTTCATTTAATTTAATTCCGCCGCCAACTGTTGTACTATTTCCTACAATAATTTCATCTACTGCTTTATTTGCATCAACGATAATAGCTGAACTAGCAGTTAAAACTCCTGGTTGATGATCTAAAGCTGCTGTAAAATACTTACCGCCAATTACAACCTGTGATGAGGCATCTCCGTTACCGTCAACTGGCCCAACACCAATAAAGAGTTTGTCTCCTAATGTGTTATAAGCACCTGTAGCGTATGAATATGAAAGCTCTCCGATTTTGGCTGTAGCGGGCGTACCTAGGCCACTGGACGTTTTAATTTTAATTATAGTTGCCATTTATTAATATTCTCCACCGTTAAGTGTTAAATTTCCTGTAGTTGTAATGATGTTTGTTCTTGTAACAAACTTTTGATCGCTTGATCTATATTGTAATAAAGAGCCGTCAATTAATCCTTCAGTTGTCGTATCTACATCGCCTAATAATTTTAATTGTAATGAGCTGTTTTGTAATGTGGCACCAGATGGTATCGTTACAGATACTTTTTGGGGTCCAGCAGATGTAGGTGAACTGATCCTAGCAGTTATGTTAGCCATTCAAATCTCTCTTTTTACTTATATTTATATTAATTTTAATCTATAATAAAGAATAATTTAAACACTTACTTCAGGTCTAACGGTAATAATTCCTTCTAAAACTCTTGTAACTGAACCAGTACTAGAGGTAATTTCAACGTCATAGACGTATCTTTCTGCGTCCAGAGCGGTTGTTTGATTGGCCGTTAAAGAAATAGTCAAAACACCAGTTGTTCTATCTGTAGCAAATGCAGTGGACATTGTCGTTCTTGTTCTTGTAGATGAATAACCTTTGGCCAGTTTTGCAACGGCCGTATAGCCAGTCAAATCAAATACGTTTCCGTTTATGTCTTTTACGGTTATATCTGATGTAAATGTTGCGCCTTGGTCTATTGATAGGTTTGCTACAGCTGCCATTTATTTTGTTTCTTTAGTTTCCTTAACCTCTATACCTAATTCTTCTATAATTCTATTGTTATAGTATTCAGTTAAAACGTCTATTTTCTCAATTTCAATAAGCAATCTTGTCTTATTGTTTTGTATTTCTTGTCTTGCTATGATGTAGTTTTTCAATTTATCACTGAACTTACTTTCATCATATTCTTTACCATTAATTGTAATCGCCATATTCACTCCTTTAATAGTATTATTTATACGATATAAATAGTTATATATTATTTAAAAATTGATAATTATGCAACCTTTATTACATTTAAAGTACGAACTTAAAAAAGATTTGATTTTAAAAGAATCAGAAGAAGCTAAAAAATTATCTATATTTCACACAGACGGTCGTTATCCAAATAAAGTTTTTACAGATTGGAAGGTTAGCATATATTCAGGCAATTATATAGAACAAATTATGAAAGATTTTGAAATTGTAGGCACACCTAGATTTTATTGGCTTAAGCCTAATGCCTATATAAACACACATACAGATAATACTACAAAATGTTCTTTAAATTTTTTATTAAGTGAAAATAACACGGCTATAATAATAAACAGTAAAAATTATTTCTATAAAAATGCTTTACTAGATACTACTCAACCGCATAGTGTTATAAATGGCAATAGTGAAAGATTGTTATTTAAAATATCTATTGATAATGAAAGTTTTGAACAAGTAGCTAATAGAATTATTGAAAAAAAATACAATGAATAATATTGAAGTATTGTCTATAAACAGTTTAAACTGGAAAGATTATAAAAAAAATTTAGAAGAAATGTGTAAACTTTCCGAAAAAGATAATAGTGTAGCATCTAAAAATGTTAATTGGAAAGATTGGCAAAATAATAAATCATCACTAATGTATAGTATTGTTAATAAAAAAAGATTTGATAAAGGTAAATTTTTTGTATTATTAAAAGATAAAACACCAATAGCGGCTAGTGGTTGTTATATAAGTCCTTGGTCAGATGATATTATGATATTAGGTTCTCGTACTTGGACAAATCTTAATGACAGAAAAAAATGGTGGCAAGGCGATTACTTATTACCAAAACAATTTGAAGAAGCTAAAAAATTAAATGTTAAAGCAGTTGTTTTTACCTTTAACCTATATAACGAATGGTTAATTAAATTTTTAAAAAGAGTGAAAGACAAAAAAGCAGTAACATTAGGTAATAAAAATTCTAACTTTTATAATGATTTAATTTTTTTAGATAACGTATATAATATCAATAACACGAAACAAAAAATAGCAGTTAAGTTAATAAGTTGTTCTTTGAAAGAATTTAAAGAAAAATATTTACCAAAGGAATATAATGATACCAGTATGGGCTAGTATTGATTTTGATTTTGACCAACAAAAAATCAAAGATGAATTATTATCAAACAATGTATTTGAAAAAAGTATGGTGGCTACCACAGACTACAATGATAAAGGCCATAGTAGGTGGGACCCAAATGGTGATATTTTTCCTGAAGTTATTTTTGAAAAGAATAAACATATACATCATTACGTACAAGAAAACGGAGAAAGAAAATTAGTTAAAGGAGAATATAATACTTTTCAAATGTTAAATTTGACTTATTTACCTGAAAAAGAAAAATCTCAAAAAGAATCTTGGGAAGGCAAATTTGAAAATAACGATAGATTGCCCTTATGGATAAAATATACTTCTCCTTGGTCTTGGCGTGAAGATTTACAAATATCTTATACTAAAAGTATTATAGAATCATTACCAATTGAATATCCTTTAACTGTACGTTGTATATTACAAGAACCACCTAGTATTGGTGTTGTACATAAAGATAGTGGCCCCCAAACTAATAAAATGTTTTATGATAAAGGTTTTTGTTCTATAACATTAAATATAGCCGATGGTGGTGCAAATCTTTGGATACAAGATTATAGAACTGGTAAAAAATTTATGATAGATGAAAGTAAACATAAAGCTTGGCATTTTGATGATGCTTGTTTACATTGTACTACTGAAGTTAAAAGTCAAAGAATACAATTAAGAGTTTTTGCTAAATTAAATAAACCTTATTTAAAACTTTTACATATATAAAGCGTACTTTTCGTAAAGCTTTAAATTATTTTCTATATTTTTTAAATGTTTTTCTTTATTAACATTACCTCTTACATATATTGTAATTCTTTCACTGATATTATCAAAAGATAAAACTCTATGTAATAGTTTAGTTGTATTCATTAAATAACAATATGTATTTTCAGGCAAATTAGCTGTTACCCATTGTTCTTTAATAAAAAATTGTAAAAAAGTATTTTTGTTTAACAAAACAAATCTATATCCACAAGGTTCATTTTTTACAAAATCTTCGTATATGTTTAAAGGACAATCAGGCGTTGTTATATCCAAATGTTTTAAAACCGGATGTAATTGTTTTGTTATTCTTACACTAGATAAATTATCGTAGGGTAATTGTTCTACTAATTTTTTAACGAAATCGTATTCTGTATTTAAATCTGTACGCCAAGATTTTACATCATAATTTGATTTGTTATTTTCGTCTAGTAATTGTTTATAGTTCCAAAAATGAAATTTATTAGGAAAATCTTCTATAATATTAAAATCATTAAAAAAATCTACTTTAATAGGTAAAAAAGCCAGATTAGAATACATATCGTATTACTTTTTAACTAGATTAATAATACTACCTGTTAAATCAAACTCCCACCATCTTCTTTTAAATGAAGCACGGCCTGGTGTAGCGTGATGATTATTATGCCAGCCTTCTCCAAATGTAATTAAAGCTAGTAGAGCATTGTTTACTGAATCATCTTTTAGATTATAATTTCTATAACCAAAAGGCACCCATTGAGCGTGGTTTACATAGTTGCTTAATACACTAGACCATACTTGACATACTATAGGCATAGAAAATAGAAATACAAAACCTGCAATACCAAATAGAGTAGTAAGAATTAATGCCCATACTGTAAGTATTAAAAAGTAATATTGGTGTAAGAATAGATGAAATTTATTTACTAATAAATCTCTTACGGCCCATTTATTCCAAGTAAAATTGTAATTAGGAAATAAAACTTTCCAACCTTGATGTCTAGGGCTATGAGGATCTTCTATTGTATCACTATGTGAATGATGATGTCTATGAACGGCCACCCAGCCTATAGTAGAACCTGTTCCTCCCATAGAACCAAAAAAACTAAAAAGATATTCTAATGATTTAGACATTTTAAAACTATGATGTGTTAAGTATCTATGAAACGTAACTGTAATGCCTAAACAACCTGTAATAAAATAACTTATAATACCAGCGAGCCACCATTTCCAACTAAAATCTCCAAGTATAATTGCCAATATCATTACAATAGTTAAAGTAATTTGTATTGGTATAAAATAACCGGTGTTGGAACGAAATATATTTTTCATATTATTATTTAGTAGAAAATTGCATATTCTTTATATTTTTCAATACTACGATCAAAAAGTTTAAACAATTTTTCGTAATCATAATCACCTATCAATACACAACTAATTCTATTACCAGCTGGTTTAGGATTCTTTTCAACACCGTGAAAAGCATCCATACTATTCAACATCCAAGCACATCTTTGAGTAGGAAATTTGGCATATAACTTTTCTTTTTGACTATTTTCCCATAAATCATTATATTGGCCTTCGTGCATAGTTTTTAAACGTTCTTTTCTTTGTTCTAAACTTTTCACAAAATATAGTTTTTCTCCTAAACCATTTTTCAAATAAAATCGCATACCCCACCTTTTATCAGGATCAGTGTGTAAATATACATCTCTACTTTCCTTTTGATTTAGAAAACTAATACTTTTTGCTTGTGTAAAAGGATATTGTTTTATATATTCTACTAACTCCGGAAACTTTTTATCAAAATCACATATCCAAGGATTTGGTTTATCATAAGTGTTCCACCATAACGCCCAACTTACCTGCCAAGGATATTCTTGTTTACCATCAGCTACGGCCGCTGTCTTGTTATGTTTTTTATTATATTCTAATTGTTCTAAATGCCATTCATTAAACTTATTATAATCTACATCTGGTGGTGTAGGCAAATCTAAAGGACAAAATAATAATTTTTTATAATAATCAGTTTTTTTCATAATATACTAATGTAGAATTATTTATATGCTTCATTAAATCATTTGTAGGACGTCCTGTTATTCGTATTTGGCGACGCCTGTTTTTTGTAATGGGAACTCCGTGATAAAAAAAATCATTAAATAGATAAACAGGATAATTAATAGTTTTGAATTTCTCACTCAAATCACTTGTAGTACTATAGTATAAAGGCACTTCGCCATCACTTATGTTAATTGTAATTTGAACAAATCCTTGTTTCCATAAGTAGTTGTTTACCATACGTTGTACTTTTAAACTTCTTTGGCTGTCTGGCAAATAATTACTATCGTCCCTATGAATTATAGAAAAAGTATCAGGTTGTAAACTAACACATCTTATTCCTATAATAGTACTTAAAGGTAAACTTTTAATATATTTGGTTATGTTTAAATTTTCATATTGTGGAAAAAACTTAAACTCTCCGTGTTTGTCTAATACGTAATTGCGAACAGATACACTACCGTTTTTACTATTTTCTTTTAATTCTTCATCAGTAGTATCTAAGTAAATTAGTGAAGTACCTTTCCAACTAGGATAACCATTATCAACGACAGCTCCTGTTTCTGTTCTTACATCTGCTTTTAAATACTTTTGTGGTTCAACCATACCCCAATTTGAATTTGCATTTACCGTTTTAAATAATACGTGTTGGCCGTTACGTATGTTATTACTATTGGGTAAAATGTGTTCATCATATTCTTTAATAAAAGAATCTTTATCAAAATCTAAATTGATTAATTCAGCTGACAATAACGAATTAAATTCTATCAAGTGGTAATCCAGTTTCGTGATTTAAATTAAATGAACCTGTTATTCTTTGAGGTATAATTTCGTCCGCAATTATAGGGCCATTATATTCATCAATGGCCTTTTCTAAAATAGGGTTAAGTTTTTCATCATCAATATTTGCATATAACATAATATGTTCTCTTGTTGTTGTACCACTATTAAATACATTATGATAATAATGGCCATTTAAAATCCATACTTCGCCTAGACCATAATGTTGTTTGTATATTTCAAAAGGATGACCTCCCATTGGATGTTGATTTGAAACTCCCATCCAACACTTATCATTTGTTTTTAAAACAATGTGTATGATTAATGTTTTTTCATACTTACCTGTTTTATTTGTAAATCTCTTATCTGCTGTTGCTGCTTCAGCTAAAACTTTATGACTATGCCAATGAAAGTTGCCATTCACAACTAATCTACTTAATCTTGTTCTTTGAGGTCTTTTTGCAACATCATAACAATACTTAGTCATATGAGGACATAATTTACCGACATTTGTAGGTTGAAAAATCACCTTATCATCTTTAAAATTATGTTTTAATACATCAGCATTTACTTTACTTGTATAGTAATCATTATGTTGTCGGCCATCTTCTGTTGAGTCAATTAAACACATACCTTTCCAATTTTTACCTAAAAATTCTAAGAATTGTTTGTTCTTTGTGGCAGTTTTATATGGGAAGTAGTCGGTGTCGTTAAATTGGTTTAAATCTTTTAACATATCCTCCAATGGCACCTTTGGTAAATAAGGTGTCAAATTCAAGTGAGGAATTTGTATCAATTTTGAGTATATGCTTGACATAGTATTATAAATAATATATACTTATTTATATGATTACTAGGCGATTAAATTTAGGTGATTTTGAACAAATTGATGAGTTGATTACCGCAAGGTGGAGTCAAGTCAAAAAAAGAAGGCCCTCACAACACGATCAAACATTAAAAAATAGAATTAAAAACTATCTACAGTTATCAGAAAATTTTAAAAATCTGGAAGACGTTCAAGGTTTTGTTCAAGTCTTAGGTTCATTTGATGACAATGGACGTATTGTGTCATTTTTAACTCAAAATTTTTGGAAAAAATATCCTATTCATTATATATCAAATATGACTGTAAGGCCAAACATTAGTAATCTTTATAATGTAAAATTAATGGGACTAGCCGAGTGTATAGATAATGCCGTCAAATTTGCGGAAAGTAAAAATTGTTTTCAATGGTATTGGGTTACTGAAGTGAAAGGTTGGAATAAAAGAGAAGAAGAATGGTTTAAAAATAGTTCAGCTTTTAGAAGATACCATATTTTTATAGACAGTATGTATAATAAAGGAGAAATAGGCAAGTATAACTATCAAAACAATATGTTAGGCGAATATGGTTCTAATTCTTCAATAGCAATTAAATATGCAATATTAAAACCTAAATTATTACATAATATATTTAAAGAAAAAGGTTATCTAAAAGATAACTTTATACCTATGCAATACAGTAATTTAGATGAGTAATAAAATTGAATATAAAATTGTAGAAAATTTTAGTGAAATATTTGAAGCTTTAAAAGATGAAGAAAATATGATAGTTGATAAAAATTATTATGAAACTTTATATAAAGACATTTCAAAAGGTGAACACAAACATTTTGGTGCTTACGAAAATAATAAATTAGTAGGAACAAGTTCAATGATTAAGTTTTTTGATAGTAAAAAAAATACCGATAAAATATATCATTTGTGGTCTTGGACAAATAAAGAATATAGAAATAGAAGTATATGGTTATATCTGATGAAAATGAAAGCAGACTATATTACAGAAAATAAATGGTGTGACGATAATATGACAAATTGGGTTGCAGTATCTCACAGTGATAATAGATATAAAAATTTAGGTTGGACATATGCTTATGATGTAACTAATGAATTTGAAGGCAAAACAATATCTAAAAAAATTTGGTATGTATTATGGAAAAATTATAAAAATATATCTGTATATATAATAGATTATAAATTGAAATCAATAAAGAAATAATATGTTTGAATATACTTTAAATAATCACTTTAAATTTGGTTATAATAAAAATTGGTTTGTGGATAGAGTTACTGAAGATGATAACTGGACAGTACAATATGGTCAGTGTGAAAGGCCCTTAAAAGACTGGAGAGAAGAATGTAAATTTGCGGCCAGTGCTATATACGACAAAAGACAAGGATTACCTATTGACATATTGTTTTCAGGTGGATTAGATAGTGAAATAATGTTACGATCTTTTTATGAGATTAAAGTTCCTTTTAATGCACATTTTGTAGATTACGAAACCTATAATAGATACGACAGAAGATGGGCCGAAAAAGTATGTGATTCATTAAATATAAAATTAAATATACATACGCTTGATATTAAAAAGTTTTGGCTTTCAGAAGATTGTTTAAAAATTGCAGAAATAAGTAAATGCGTAAGTCCACAATTATTAACACAACAATGGTTAATGAGTAAAGTTGATGGTCTGCCTGTTTTAGGTTCAGGTGAATGTTATACAGCAAGAACAGATATTGCTATACAAAAAAAATTAAGAGAAAGTGGAAAGAATACAGCTGAATTAGGTTATTCTGATATGGATTGGGTACTTGTTGAAAGAGAAAAGATAGCAACTTGGTATCGTTATCCTATAAAATTAAACAGGCCTGCTGTGCCTGGTTTTTTCCAATATACACCTGAAATGATGTTATCTTTTTTAGATGATTCATTTTCTTGGGAACTACATAATAATAAAAGAAAAGGTAAGCTAAGTAATTCAACAAGCAAGTTTAATATATGCAGTAAGTATTGGCCAGAAGTTAAAAAAAGAATTAAAAGGTCAGGTTTTGAAGATTTAAGAGATGAAGATTACACATTAAGAAAGCAACTAAATAGTTATTATCAAATGTACCATTATGAGTATTGGTCAGAAGTTAAAAGTTTGATTAAATATTTAAAGAAAGAATTAAATGAAATGCCAGATAATGTAGCTCCTAAAATGATAGACCCAGCAGACCAAATCACAACTTATTACAAAATTATAGAAGATGAACAATTTTAGATTTTTAAATTTTAACAATATATTAAATAAAAAAATATATGACGAAAAGCCTCCTAGAATTTTTTGTGGCTATAGAATTTTACAGAATGCTAGTCAGTATCTAACAGAAGAAGCTTTAGATGTATTTTCCGACTTAAAAATGGAACCATATATTTTTGTAATGTTTCAAAGTGGTAGAAAAAAGAGAGAAGAAAAAGATTCTTTAATACACTCAGATATTTACTATGAAGATGGTAAATGGAAAGACTGGTATTACGGTATTAATTTAGAATTATATCCAGCGGTATCACAGTTTCATTGGTGGAAAAGCAAGATACCGGAAAAAGTTTATCCTGATATTAGTTTACACAAAATACCAGAATATTATTATTTAAATGGTGTGCATTATAAAAAAGATATGTTAGATTTATTAGAAGTGGCAGAAATAGACGGCACAAAACCTATTTTAGCAAGAACAGATATACCTCACAGTATACATTATGAAGCTAAACAATTTAAAAGAGTAGCTGCAAGTCTAAGATTTAAACAAAATAGATTTTCTAGTTGGCAAGAAGCTTACGAAACAATTAAAATTTAACGTAATCTGGCCATTCGTGTGGTTTATTTACAGCATTAGTAAAGTGTACTAATTTTATATCAGGATGAAAAGCACCACCAAAGTATATGTATTTGTTGTTTGTTAATGATTGATATTTTAAACTTGTTTTAAACTGCCACTGTTCATAATCTTTGCCAGCTATTGCATTACTATTAGAACACCATCTAGTTACCCAACTGTTAGGTATAGTTTTTAATTTTAATCTTTCTTTTACACTATCTTCTACAAAGTGTTGTTCGCCATTTACTGGTCCTGTTGTAGTACCATTCTTTATATAAAAACTTTGCCAATGGTCAACGTCAGACATAAACTTATCGTAAATGTATTTACAGTCTTTAGGATAATACTTAAAAAACCCACCGTTTATAACATATGATTGATCTTCTCTCCACCAGCCAGGCATAGCCAAAAACTCACCACGTTCAATAGGATATTCAAATAATTTTTTATAATCGTTTACTAATAGTATGTCAATATCAATGATACAAATAGGTTCATTCAAATCTAAACTCATTACGTGCATTTTATTCCACTGTAATTGAATTTTAGAATTAATAGGTTCTCGTATCCAATTTAAATCGTATTCTGGTAATTTTCTTTTGAGATAATCTTCGTATTCTGGCCCGTACTTGTTGCCAATTCTAACAGCAAATATTTTCATTTATAATATAATTCAATTTATTTAGTCTGCCACTTTACATATTCATCTACACTAGCTTTGTTTTTATCACAATAATATGCCACACGATAATCTTTATATCCAATTCCTAAAAGAAATATATGGCCTGAAATATAATCTTTATCCAATACATCTTCAAATATTTTTGTATAAAGAAAAGGTTTCATTGTAAAACATCTACAAAAACTGGCGTAGAGTCCTCTATAAGCAGATAATAGAGTAATACCATACGCTTGCATACCAGCAGGTAGAAACCATCTACATTGTGCATTTTCTCCTTCATTATTTTCCCAAACCCAAGGCATATAACCTCGTTCTTTTTGAGTTTCAGTAGGTTCTCTATGTCTTTGTGTAAAGGCTAATAAGTATGGAGCTCTAACTTGTTCATTAAAGTTTAAACCATATTCATTTCTCCATTTTTGCATTTTTTCATTATTGCCTTTTATAGTTAAATCTCTCCACTCATCATATCTAGTTTTAAGAGCATTATAATTTCCATAAAATTTTCCACCACCCTTTAAATAGTGGTCTCTGGCAGGCCCACACACGGTAGACAATACAAGTGTTTCTTTTTCTTTATGAAATTCTGGTCCCCAAACTTTAATGTTTATTGCAATTAAATTATTTTTATGAGGTACGTATAAATGAGATTCTTTTATTATTTGCTCTATTGTTTCTTTTGATGGTATTTTTTCTTGGTCAAAAAATTTAATATTGTGTCTAAATTGCATAGCACCTATTAAATCTTTGTTATCTACTAATTCATCTTCTTTTATTTTGTAACCGACTCTTAAAATAGGATCTTTAATATGAGTATATTGTTCATTTGCTCTTACGCCACTATCATCTAATCCTATCCACCACTCTTGATTACCTTTTTTAAACGTGTTTAACATAATAGTATTTATACTATCTAATTTCCGTTTTTACTTTATCACCATCAAAAATATGTTCCAAGGCATTTATAATGCTTTCTTCATCATTATCTACAGAACAATGATGAACGCATTTTTTTGGTAAATTTTTTATATTACTTTCTTCTAAATCTTTTTTAAATTCTTGCCACTCATTAGAATTTATAACGTCTGTTATTTTTTCAATTCTATCTAAATGAAATTTATCTTTTATTAATTTTTTAAAATTAGGATCTTCATCTCCCTCTGGCCCACACCAACAACAAGGTATTAAAAAACCTTTTGCATTAGTAGCAAGTTCTTGTTTATAAAAACATTGAGGTTTAATTTTCAACATAAAATTGTTTATTTTTTGGTTTTAATGAGTCATTTTTACGTTCAAATCTATTAGATAACATTAATCTTAAAATAAGTCCTTCTTTTTTAGCAATCTGTTTAGCTGTTTCAATATCGTTTTCATTATAAGAAAAAATAATATATTGCCAAATTGGTTTTTTATATAATATTTTTTTTGCTAATAACATTATTTCAAACAATCTGTCTCCATTTTGATTTTTTCTATACAAATAACTATCTTTCGGTAAACCACTTATTCCAAAATGCCAATTTGCCCATTTATTTGTTTCAAAGGCTTCTTTATACCATTCTAAAGATTTATGAGAATTTGCCGTGTGTACAGATAAAGATTTTTTAAAAACATTACATAAATTTAAAAAAATTATAAAATTAGGATGATTTACAGGGTCGGAAATTTGACCACAAAAATTCAAAGTATCAAAATGATTTAATATTTTTATAAAGGCATCATAAGACATATCCAATCCTTCTACAACTTTATTTTGTTTGGCATAAAAATATTGCCTAGAACACTTTGAACATTCTAATGGACATCTAAACGTTATATCTAAATTAATACTTTTTCTATTTTCAAAATAACTCATTTTCCTATAACCATAAATCGTGTCATACCATTATCTAATACTTTTGAACCTGAAAAATATATTTCCTTTATATTACCTTGTTCGGCCAATTCATTAACATTAACTACACAATTTATATGATCTTCATAAGAGTTGTCATTAGTTGATTGTAAAACATATATACTATTTAAAGTTGGATTTAATTCTTTAATTTTTTTCATATGATACATATGTTCACAAGAAGTGTTTACTATCATATCATAACTTTCATTAAATGGTTTTATGAAAACGTTTCGTGTAAATGCTTGATATTTACCTTGTTCTTTATATCTTCTATTAAATTTATAACTTATTATTTGTGCGTCTTTATCTATATCATAATTATGTACTATGTCCACATTTAAATTATCTATTAACAAAGGTGTAATGTATTGTGCAAACCACCCTCCTATGAGTGCAACTTTTTTATAATGTAAATTTAATTTTTCTAATTCACTTGCAATCCATAATTTAGATTGTAACTGTGATATTGTAGACGAGTCCGATAATCTTTGATAGGCCCAAGGTCTTTGTTTTTCTGTTTCAGACCAAGCTCTACTCCAATTATTAGCAACATCAGGTGTATATTTAATATAGTCTACCATAATTGTTTTATTTCATCAATCTCGTACATATGTTCATTATTTTTAGTGTCAGCACTATTATTAAATAAACAAATTTTATGATCTGTTCTTAATTTTTTTAAATTCATATCTTCAGGAAATATATTACCTTTATACCAAGAATACACATCACCTTTAGGATATACATTAAAAAAACTTTCATTTTCTTCCCACATATTATAAAAAAAGTGATTATAATAATTATCTATTGTTCTATAAGTGAAAAATATAACTTCTGAATTTTTTGTAACGTGATCGTATATCGGCTTTAACTGTCCTCTATTCCAACGTACTACTGATGAATTTAAAGGAGTTGACATAATTTTACCATAATTTTTTTTACAATTGTCTATATCATTCCAATAACCTTTCACAATGTAAGGTCTACTCATTTCTAAATCAAAAAAATATTTTAAATCTTGATGTATTAATATATCTAAGTCCAAATATAAAAATTTATTACCTTTAATAGGAAACAAATCTTCATTAAAAATATATAATTTTCTATAAGCCCAAAACTGTTTTGGTGTATAATATTTGTCCCAAAAATTAGGACATAATATATCGTATTCTTTTGTTGGATTATCTGTTATACAGTAAAAGTTAAAAGGTACAGAACAATTTTTTTCTATTTGAGATTTTAATTTCTCAACATAGTCATCATATTTTGTGCCCCACTTAACACACAGTATAGTGTTTTCTATCATAATATAAATTATAAAATATTAGAAACTATTAAAAATTTTTATAGCTTCGCTTATTGTTACAGCTGATCGTAATTGTGTTTTTAAATCTTCATTAGCACTGTTTTTTATTTTATCAGTATCAAAAGCTTTTAATTTAAATGTATATAATATTTCTAAGTGTTTTTGATCTTCAGCATTAAAATTCATCATAGAATTAAAGAAAAGGTTTCTTACATCTTTTAATTCAGTTTCTACTTTTTCAAGCGCTTGTTGTTGAAAATCTGATATTGTATCTTTTAATTGTTTTCTATAGTTATTTAATCTCTTGATTGTTGAACTTGTCAATGCCTCTATATCATATTCTTTAATCAAATCTTGAAAATCTGGATGTGAATTGTCGTGTTTTAAATAATGACTAAATGCTTTTTCGCCTTCTTTATAAATTACTTCAATTGTAGATTTTTGTTGATCCGTATAATATGCTTCTATAATTTTTCCACTAAAAATTGCCATAGTTAAACCTCCGCTTTACGTTTTGTAATTATTATATTGTTTGTTATATTATGCCTGTCTGCCATTGACCAATATTGTAAACATACTGTGTTATTTAAATATCTTTCATAAGCCTCTTGTGATGACCACAAAGCAGCATAAGTGCTTTTCATACCATCTGATGTATTATCGGACCTTTCAGATAGTAATTCTCCTGCATCTTTATATTTTTGTTTTTCTCTTTTAAACAAATCGCCCAATAAACCTGCTTCGTTATTTTCTCCGTATAATTTAACTTCAACACTAGGTTTTTGAATTGTGGCAGTTACTAAGTATGGCATAATCTATACCTTATTTATCTTAAATATATAAGTGTTGGCCGTGCTAGGCGAACCATTTGGAAATTCTTGAGCTCTGTAGTCATCAGCACCAACTTGTAGTGTTTGATAATTACCTAGGCCGCCTATCAATATGGTATTAGCCACTGAAGAACCTCTGGCCGTACCAGAACCATCAAAATTATATTCTATTTTATTACCTAAAATAGATGATGCAGCTTCTCTACGTATATAGTCCGTTAATAATGTTGTTATTTCTGCTTCAGAAAATTGTTTTACATTGTTATTACTATCTGCATATAAAGGAACTTGTGATAAAGTAACTACAGCACCGATTACAATATGTAAATAATAGTTTGTAATTGTAGTTGGTTGGTCTAATGCTTCTGGAATTCCTGCAGCTGAATATAAAGACGTATCAGCTCTTGTATCTGTAAATACCGGTGTTGAAGATACTAATGATGCACCTGCCACCGATTCAGAAGTAGATAAAAAATATGTACCGCCTTGTGATGTTGTAGTAGAACCACTTGTTAATGTTGTAATTGCTGGTGCAATAAATGTATCTATAAAATCTGTTGTGTTCATATGTTGTAAATTACCAGCTGAATTGTAATATAATGGAAATAATTTTCCTGTATCAACGGCAGGTGTTATCGTAGCAGCTGTTTGTAAAATTCTTTGATATGCTACTGTTACAGTACTCGGTTCAGCTGTTGTAGCTTCAGAAGGAAAAGCAGTTACACTTGTTAAAGCCGCACCTGCTTGTAGTCTTGTGTCGTTAATGGCAGTTAAATTTCCACCGGAACCTGTTACTGATAATTGTTGAGAAGGATTTAAAGAATATTGGTAAATAGCAAGATTTTGAAGGTCGGTAATCATACCGGCGTCCATCTCTCTTAAATTACCTGATACAAAATATAAAGGTGTTCTTACTGCCATAATATATTATACATTTTCTAAGCACCTGCACCGTAAAGTGTTTTTAAAATGCCTCCAGTTGAATTTAATATTGATAATGTAACCACGCTTTTTAATTTTGCAGCAGCAACAGCTCCATCAGCTATTTTAGCTTCTACTATTGCACTGTCTAATAATTTTCCACCTGTTATACTACCAGTTAACATTGTATTTGAAACTGTACCAGTGTCGCCTGTTGTAATTAATGTACCTGTAATGTTTGGTACTGTTATTGTTCTATCTGCTGTAGGGTTTACAACAGTAATGGTAGTTTCAAAAGCATCGGCTGATGAACCTTCAAAAATTATTGAAGAATTAAATATAGGTGTACAATCAAAAACAAAAAGACTACTGTCTAATCTTGACTCTAAAGTAGGAACACCTGCAATTTCAGACATAGCTCCCAGGCCTGTAGCAGTGGCAATAGCATTACATCTTAATGTATCATTTATTAATAATCGTGTTGAATCTGTTGAACGAATTGTATTACCAGCAAATTCTACGGTACCTATTGTGTGAACTGAACCTACGGCCGTTAAATTATTTGTTACTGTTAAATTATTTGGTATAGTAACGTTGTTAGTTAAACTTACAGTCAATGTATCTGGTGAACTTACAACAGCATTGATTTGATTTGAAGTACCTCTTATATCAAATGTTTGACCGTTACCTACAATTTGTGTAGAAGAACTTGAATCTCTTATTGTAAAACCTGAAGCAGCAAATGTTGTATTTGCAACTTCTACAACAGCACCAACAATAGATGTTGCTACGATACCGGCACCGGCTAATAGAGAAGGATCACCAAAGTCAACCTGAGTCAAATTATTTAATTTAACTCTTACTTGTTCTAGTGTATCTCCTGCGTTTATGACTGTGTATGCCATTGTTTATTTTTTAATTACCTCTTTTAACAATTCTTTTATTTCAAACAACTCTTGCTTTAAAATATTTATCTCTTTTATAGTATTTCTTATCTGATCGCCTTGTTGTTCACGTGATTTAATTCTATTCATATATATCTGATATTCATTTTTATTTGTATTTACAATAGCGTTTGATCTTATATCTCTTACAAGTGAACTATGGCCTTCAACTTTAATTTTCATATTATGCTGCTAAAGCTATTCCTCTTAAATCTCTAATAATTGGAGGATAAGAAGAAATACTACCTTTCATAACTATTTTAATTTGAAATGCCGTAAATGTGTTTAAGCCTGAAGCTGAATATTTGTATTCTTTAAATACACCATCTTGTTCAGCAGGAGTAACAGTTATATCTTCTGAACCATCACCATTAAATGCTATCCAAGATAAATCATTAATATTTCTTACTTCTTCAGCACCTGTAAGTCTAAAGAAAACTAGAACTTCTGAACTTGATCTTACGTTTTGAGTTAATCTAACATCCAAAGCAGTAGATTCATTTTCTAAAGTAATTGGTCTTGTTACATAAACAGCTGCTGATGATGTGCCTGTAGGACTTGTATCATCTATAAAGTTTGGTGTATTAGCTGATGTAGGATTATTTAATCTATTTTGCACAGCAACCATACTTGTGCGCTTAACGTCTAACACTGGTGATATTTTTGTATTTGTAGTTGTTAATGTAAGATTTAAAAATAAAGATTTACTTTCACTGTTCATTTCATTTGATGCATTAATAGAACTAGCAACCATTTGAGGTGCAGTAAAATAAATGTTATCATCAGGAACTACACTAATAGCATTTGATGCTGTTAATAAAGAAAATTCAGATTCAGAACCGTGTATTGATTTACCAGTTGTTGTTCTTATATTATAATTCATAGAAGTGCCTGGTACCGTCATTACACTTAAATTTAAACAAGCAACATCAAATAATCTATTTTCAGTTGCTGTTACAGTTGTGCCACCAATATCTCCCGTAGCAGTGGCCGTACCAGCTGTTGTAATATCATAACTATCTAAAGTTATATTTGAAATACTTGTGTATGTGCCGTTAATTTGTGCTGATGTTATACCATTGTAAGTACCTGCTGCCACTCCAGCAATTGTAACGTTATTGTTTACACCGTGCATTCCGTGATTTTTATGGAATACTCTTATTACTCCTGAAGTATTTGTTGTTCTTAAAGGATTGTTCTGTAAAGTTTTTGTTGGTAAACTGTCATTAACAAGTGTAACTGTGCCTGTAACATTTTCAAATTCTGCACGATTAATTTTAAATTTTATATCTTCTTCTTGGTCGGCCGTCCAAGTTGAACCGTTTTGTGATTTAAAGAAAACACCGGCATAAGGGTTTTCAGATATTGTTCTGTTTGAACCTATTTGTGTATCTCCTAATCTTGCAACAAAGGCATTATAACTATTACAATTACTTAATAAACAAAAACTGTATTCTGTTTTTTCTTGTAAATAAACAGGAGAAGGAAATGTAAATTTTGTAGCTGTTGTAGCATCATCACTTATGCTTACTGAACTTGGATTTAATACAACTTCACCAAACGGTACAATTGTACGTGAAGGATAACCATTTACAACTTCTCTTATTTGCATTGTAATAGGAATATTTTCGTCTTTAGATTGGAAAAAACACTCTATAGATGTTACGAAAACACCAGCAGTATCATCAATTAAAAATGTTTGTGCAATAGGATCAACCCAACCTACAATTTCTTCAGTTGTTCTTGTTGATGTTCTTGTTATGCTTCTGGTATCATTTACATCTTGTCTTACTAATAATGGTTCTCTTGTTGATACAATAGTATTTTGTACTGTTTCTAAAGATCCTCTAGCTATATAATCTGCTTCAGCAGAAGTTTCAACATCTGTTGATGAATTTGTAACTGAACTTGTTAATCTAAAAACACGTTGACCTGTTCTCCATCTAGGGTTGTTATCATTATTAGGATCAGGAATAGCAAAAGTACCTGATACGGCACCGTTTGCATTTGTTACCATATTTCCTCCCAAAGAACCACCTGTAGGTGTGATGTATGATGTAATATCTACGTTATCAAAATAAGCATAAACTCTAGTATTAGGTTTCATTCTTGTAGCGGTAAAATTAATTGTTCTACTTCTTATAAAAGGTATAAATGCTATATTTAATACTTTATCACCTAATGCTGTTCTTACAACTTGAGGAACTAAAACGGATCTAATTCCTGTTCTTGATTGTCCTATGTCTTGCGTAGTTGTTGTTGTGACATCAGCTAACACAGGTCTAGGTACTCTACCAAAAATTTCTCTTTGATTTGTTATTGTTGTTCCTGTTTCAGGTTTACCTTGCCAAAAATCTTGCCATTCATTCCACACAGTTCCTATTTCTACTTGATCTAAATTAGGATTTCCTAAAGTAGTAACCAACGTATCAAAGGCTCCTGTTTGATTAACTAATAAATCAGGAACTCTATTTGTTTCTTTCCATTCGTCACCTGGAGGGTCTAGTGTAACTGAACCTGCCCAAGTGAATACGTTAAAAGGATTTACATTTACATATTTACTTGCATAAGGTTGATTTATTATTGTAGTTTCAGTGTAGGGTAATGTAATTAAATCTCCTGTTTTTTGATAATTGGCGGCTGTTCTATCAGCTGCTAATATTGTTGTACCATCATCATCTGCTTCAATTAATTGTACAGATTGAGAATTGTGCATTGGTCTCACAAATCCACCTGCCATATCCATAGAAACTTTATAATCTAAATTTCCTACATCTCCTATTCCGTGTCCTGTAAAATTATCTACAATAAATCCGTTTTTAAATCTATCAAATCCTTCAGCATCTTGTATTTGTAAAGATTGCGCTTGTGTTTCTAATAAAGATAATTGTGTGTAGTATTCTACGTTTTCAATTCTTTTTTCTAAACGGCCAATATCTCTCATAGTATATCGTTTATTATCTTGTTTATCAATAACTATATCGTTTGTATCTAAAGTGTAAGCTCCTAAAAATACGGTATATAAGTGCATAGCATTTTCAAGCCCTTTTGGAATTTGTGGAGTTATATTACTAGCACCTTTAATTACTTTAAAATTGCCATCTTTATCTAAAAATATTTTATCAATTCTAGGTAAATAAAACTCTAAATCTGTAGTAACATCTGAATTGAATTGCACAATATCAACTGTTGAATTTCCCGTACCACTATATTGTCTATCTTGTATTGAACTTATAACTGTAGATGCATCATCTACTCTAGGTCTAAAATCTAAACAATCTCTTAAATCAAATTTTATACCTGTTGTATCAGAATTATATGTTGGTATATCTTCATAGTCTATTACACCAGAATATGAATCAACATCAAAATAATCTCCTGAACCGTGTGAAAAGAAATCAAAATTAATTAATAATCTTCCGGTTGGTGCAATTGCACCTGTTTTTAATTTAATTCTACCTATATCATAAAAATTATCTCTTTGACCTGTGTCTAATTCAAATCTTGATGTAACATTTGTATCACTAGTTGTAGCTGGCGTACTAAAGTTTGCGGCCATAAAAACAGAATTAATTTTAAATACGTCTGCTTTTGCTAATCCTATTACGCCTTGTTGTATTACTGCTTGAGAAGAAATAGCAACTGTTTGATTGATGTTTAATGTTTTTGTTTTTGAACTTGCAACACCTCTTTGAACTGTTGCTAAAATTTTAACTTTATGTCCTGCATAATTAGCACCAAAATCTAAAGTTAATGTTTTTCCTGTTGGTGAACCACCTCTTACGAATGTAGAAAATCCTTCGTGATTATTTCCTGATAAACTTAATACGTTTCCTACGGCGCCTGAAGGACCTGCACCTAATGTCATAATAGAAACTGAAAAATCTTTTTCTGTTAGAGCAGGAAATGTTTCATTTGTGCCGGCTGTAATTGTCACGTCACCATTTGCTGATAATGTACCTGTAAAGTGTCGTCTTACGTTAAAGTTTGTATCTGTAACACTACCATTAGCTGTAGTTTTTAATGTTTTAATTCTTTTATTAGGTAATTTAAATATTGAAATATTTTTATTTGAACCTTGTAATTTACCACGATTTCTAAATGCAACTGTTTTAGTAGAAACATCAGAACCACCAACTGCTGTCAATAATTGTAAACTTGTATTTGAGGAAATAGATTCTACTATTCTAGTAATTGTATCACCGGCATCATCAGTAAATGAAATTGAATCGCCAATTTTTAATTCAGTTAAAAATAAAGTACCAAATCCTGTTACTGTTGTTCCACTGTTTGCAACTGATATAGAACCAAATATAGGATATCTTTCTCCATATGTTGTATCTATAGCAACGTCTGCCGTATAAGTAGGCGAACCTGCCATACCAACTTGTTTAACTTGTGTGAAATCAAAAGTTTGAACACCTTTAAATCCGTATCTTTCATTTTGTATAACTGCCGTTGCAGCTGAAGAAGTACCTGTAATTGTTTCTCCTTCTATAAATGTACCTGTTATATTATTTAAAACTGTAACACCGTGTGCGGCCGTAGGCGCTGAACTGAAAGAAGTTACGTTTACTGGAGTTGTTCCAGCAGCATCAAATAATTGAAAAGTATTTGTTGTAGGATTTTTAACTGTAAATACTGTGCCTGGTGTATATGCAACAGAATCAATAACAAAAGAACCACCTGTTAAAGTGATTTGCATTCCTTCTTTAAATGAGTGTGAGTTTAATGTTACAACTCCAGGACTTGCAACTGTAATACTTGAAACTGCTGCCGATTTTGTATTAGATATAGATTGAACAAAACCAAAAGCTCCTGATGTGCCACCTGTTACTTTTTCTCCGTTAGAAAAAGCAGGCGCTGTTTTTACGTTTAAATGTGTAAACATTTCTACATCAAATAAAAAATGTTTATAAACTGCACTTGTTAAGGCTGAACTAGAAAATGTGTTTGCACTGGCCGTTCCGTTGTTTAATTCAAAGCCTCTTGACTTAGCACGACCAATTTGTGGTATGGTAACATCTATTGTTGATTGTTGTGTACCTCTTGTGACTGTAAATGTATCAAATAGATTAACATTTTTAAATGCTTCAACATCACCAGAAACAAATCCAATATCAGGTGAACCGAATACGTTTGTAACGTTTACAAAATTTTCTACATCAAATCTTGTATTAAAATTATTTTCTGTACCAAAATCTCTAGCTTTATCTATATCAACAAAAGTTGTTCCTATAGTTTCAATTTCATAACCTTTTACATATGCTTTTCCAGGAGATAAACCTGCAGCTAATTTTGTTTCAACACCACCATTACCTGATGTGTAAATACCTCTATTATTTCCTGATATTAAATGTTCTCTTATATCTAAATCAAATTCTTTTACCGTGTAATCTCCAGATTCATCAAACGTTCTTCTTGCTAGTGTATCTTCTAATACAGCATATTCTGTTGAACGAACTTGGTTTTGTCTAATACCATTTGATAATCTTAATAATTCTACAAAGTCGGCATCATCTGTTGATGTGATTGTTTTTTTAGATAACGTTAAATCTATTTTGAATCTGTGAGCACCTGGTGCATTTACGTTTGATGAACCTTGAGCATTATCAACTAAGGTAACATCTTCGTTAGAAGTAACAAAAGATTCAACAACTGTTAAACCTATTCTATAACTTGGTGTATTTGTATATTTGTCAAGTATTAATGTTTGTTCTAA